TAACACCAGGCATTCTTTTGGAGGATCAACAGCGGCTTGATCCGAATCATTTAAAATTGAAGAATAAGATAGCGCTTATTCACCCTCATTGAAGTATAACATTGTGGTTATACAACCAGATATTGAAGAATAATATTGCGATTATTCAACTAATTGAAGTATAACATTGTGGTTGTACATTGAAAATAAATTGAAGAATAATATTGTGATTATTCAACTGAGAAATATCAAATAAATTGAAGTTTATCATTGCGGGTAAGCATACCAACATCAACAATATGTCATTGACATTTGAACAACAACTTAACATCTTAGCTGCTGGTCATATGACTGCAGTAGGTGATGATTTTTATCATTACCATTTCGTCGGAGCCCCATTTTGTGGCTTATATAAAAAGAAATTGACGAAGAATGGAGTTGAGAAGAAGAATAAAATCACCCAATTAAAGAAGACCCCAGCACTTAAAGTAACTTTTAATGAAGAGGAAGGATGGAAGATGGTTTATGAACTTGCAGAGCTCAACATTGGACAAACTTATGTTGTTGAAGACGTTATTGAGAGGCAAAAGTTATTTTTAATACAACGGACTACGGATACGGACCTTTTTAATCCAAACGCTTTCTATGAGAGTTTGGAAGATGAAATGTTGTTTGCTCTTCAAGCATCAACAGTATTGGAAGAAATGGCTAAACAGCGTAATAAGTTAATTCATGCATTAAATGGTAACATAGACTCATATAACAATACTTATCTTAATAAATATTTTTACTTAATTAACGACTTTGGAGATTGTAAGGAATTTAATATTTTAGAACGTAATCTACAAAATATTTCAATACATAATATTTTACCAATAGACCTTAGCGATATCTTTTATTCATTTGAAAATAAATATCAATTAACTTTAAATTTAGGAAATAAATATGCAGATTTATTAAATAAAGTTCCTAGAAATCACCCTTTAGGTATTTTTAGAGATTCTATAATTAACCAATATTTAACACCTATAGATTTCTTATTGCGTCACTGTCCTTATTGTGGATGTACTTATGAGTTAAGTGACTATAAAAATGAATATGTTATGTTGTACAATGGACAGTTAGTTGATTATATTCCTTTTAATTATCATGAAGATTTTAATTGTTATAATTGTTACGGTAAATCCTTAGTAGCTAGACATTATGAATATATAGATATTATTAAACCTACAAATATATTGAAATTTAGTGATATGGAAGAACAAATGAATAGAGTAAAGCAAGAAGAAGATGTAGACAAAGAATTAATATATCCTAGTTTACCTAAAAATAGAATAGTTTCTAGAAAAGAATATGATAATTATTGTAAACAAGTCTCAGAACGCGCTGGTTTAGATTGTACTGTACAGATTGAACCTTATGAGAGATATGTAAGACGAAATCAGCACCTGCCTTCAACTACAAAATATAATAACATGAGAGAACAAGGAAGAAGGCAAAATAGACGAAGACGACAAGAAGTATCTGATTCAGAAGATGAAGAAGAATTTAAAAAGACAGAATGTTTATTTAGAAAAGACGGAAAACCTGAACAAATTAAGCCTATGCCAAGATTACCCAAAAATAGATTAGCAACTAAGGACGAATATAATGAATACCGTATTAAGTACTATAATTATATGCGAGAACAAGATGGAGCCAGAGTTACTTTAGAAACTTATAACCAATATATTGAAAGAAATAACTTTAAATTTAAGAATATGGTAGAACAAACTAAAATAGAAGATGCAAAAAACTTTGTAACATCAATTCCAAACATATTTTCATATCAAGAAGTAATGGAAAAATTAAAACCAATAAATACTATAACTAGTTTATATAAGATTTATACGTCAGATACAGTTTATGATGCTTTAGCAGAAGTTTTAAGATTATTAGAAACACATAATTTATATTGGAATCTTGATACAAACAAATTGATTACCTGTATTGATTGCATATGCTCTTTACTTAAGAGTATACGCGATGTACCAGAATTAATATCACAAATCCCAGGCATGGACCGAATCTCAAATTTGCCCGGTACAGATAATCAAAATGTAGATCAATTTCCTGAAATGCAAGAAGAGACTTTTAAAATTGATGAAGAAGGATTTTTAGCTAAAGCATTAGAGTTTGCACGCCAATTTGGAATTAAGGAAGATGTAATTAAAGCACGTGGCCCAGTAGTAGCATTGCTTGTATCAACAGTAGCATCAATAGCTTTAATAGGATGTGGATCTAAAATCAATAGTATGAATTTAACATCTGGAATGTCAGCAATGATTCACACGATGGCCATGGAATGTAGAGATTGGAAAATTTTATTATCATCCCTTAAGGATACGTGGGCTTTTATTGCATCTTCATTAGGAAAATTTTTAGGTTTTACATATTAGATGAGAAAACAAGTTTAAGAACAGAATTAGTTGCACGTTTAGAAAAACTTAAAAAGGATATAGACGATTTAGATGAACAAAAAGAATTAAATTTTAGCATTATTAATGATCCATTTTATTTTGATAATTTTCAAAAGCGTTTTAAAGATTTGGAAAAATTACTCTTTGATATGATTAAGTCAGATCAAAATCTTGCATCTTTTAGGTTAGTTTTAGATAAATTGAAGGAGAGAATGATGACGATTAGAAATGATTACACTAGTCTATTTAACTCTAAATGTGGTAAACAACAACCCACAACTATATATATAGGAAGTGAATTATCAGGAATAGGAAAAACAACTTTTATGGAATGGTGTGTAGAGCCTTTGTCATTAAAATATGGTAGGGCATTAACTAAATATGTAAAAGGAACAGAAGATTATTGGTCAAATTATGTGTATCAAGATATTTTACATTGGAGAGATTTTAATCAAAAGAAAACAAATGAAGAACATATTGAATTAATTAATATTTATGATCCTAGTCCTACTCAATTAAATATGTCAGATAATGATCAAAAAGGTCGTCAGTTTAAATCACGTTTTATGTTTATAGATTCAAATACGTTATATATTCGTCGATCAGCAATGATTGATGATGCGAGTAAATTAGATAGAAGAAGAGATTTCCTTTTTGAAGCTTTTACAGAATTTAGATCAACACCTGACAAGCCAACACCCGGAAGTGCAGAAGAAGCAATTAATAATTTATATTTAGTTAGTAGACCTAGAGTAAAACAGAATGATGGTGCTCCTCAATTTAATACTGAATATTTTACTATAGATGGTAGATCAATTAGAATAGGAAACAATGGAGTAGAAGTACCAACACTACGGTTTGATGTAATAATCGATAGATTGTATGAACATGAGGTTGCAAATAATACTGCCTATCTAGCAAAATGTAAGAGAATTTTTGATGCAGAAAAAGAACGACAATTGATGGAAGAACAGACACTTTTCCCGGCAATATCACAGAACGAAGCAGAGTCAAAGAAAGTCATTTTATTAATAGGAGCCCCAGGTACTGGTAAGACTACATTAGCTCGTAAGTTTAATCCAATACGTGAAGACGGAGATTTTAAGTACGATGAATTTACTATTCAAAACACCAGTGAGAATATTAGAAAATATATTTTAAGGTCTTATGATGTAGGTGATAAAAATGTTATTTTAACTGCTAACATAACTGATTTTGAAGCTTGGTTAGATACTTTAACTTTAGATCAAGAAGATGCGGTAATGCGAAGATGTATTAAAATAGATGTAGAGTTTGCAATAAAGAAGTCAGGTTGGTTAAAAGGATATCTCACTAATCCAGTTTACTATACAAAAGAAGAAGTTGAGGATGAAAATAATAAGTCACTATATTCACGTATGGTAGCATTTAAAGTTAATGGGATTAATGTTAAAGTAACCGGAGCCTCTAAATTAATTGAAGATAATTTAAAGAAAGATATTAAAAATGTTATTTCCTATAATATTACCCCTCGTATTAAGATTAATAGAGATTTGGCCAAAAATTTAGTAGAGTTTGACATGTACTGGAGAGATGTTGATGAAATTTCACAAAAGTCTATATTTGAATTAATGAAAATTACAAAAATAATTAGAACCACTTTGCCTTATGGAATTATTACAAAAGCTTTTGCCCAAATAGTTAAAGATGTTTTTAATAATTATACTTTATGCAAAGATTTGGAAGATGGATTAAATCAGCTTAATTCTTTACGTATAGATAGTCC